TCATCTGGTGTTAACTCTTTTAATTCTTTGTAATCTATTATATCTCTTTTTAGTTCACCCTTTACAACATCTAACGCTTGTACTTTTCTGTCAAACTCTTTTACATACATACTAGGATCAAATACAAAATCATCTGGTCGTTTTACAAAACTATTGTTTTCTATATCAAACACAGCGTCTGCTTTTTTATTCTGATCATCATAAGTTTCCTGATCTGTAATAAAATAATAGTTAATAGGATGGTTTGTACCAGGTATTAATTTACCTTGTATCTTATCTGGATTTTTAGCAGACAAATATTTTTGAGAAAGTCTAACTCTTTCTGCCTCTCGTTTTTCTTCAGGCACATCAAATAATACATTAAGGTCAAGGTCAGCGTCATTTCTATATCTCTTTGTTAAGATAGAACCAATCAAAGATACTTTTAAAACTGGATATTCAGACTCAAATTCTTTTACTTCATCATCAATAAGTTGTTTAACACTAGGCTTGATCTTAGGATCTTTTGTATCTGCCTCATCAAACACACCTGGAGCATAAGTTCTTCTAGGAATATCTATGATACTTTCTAATAAGTATTGTTTAAATCTCATCTTTTCTTTAACTCTAATTCTTTCTTTATCCAACTCATGGCTATACCATTTTGTGGTTTACTTCTTAATTTACCTCTAATAAATCTGTCAGCATCCCTTAATGTTTTAGTTACTAATTCTTTTTCACTTGAATTGTTATCTAAAATCATCATCTTCATAGGACTAAAAATTCTTTGAAACTGGCCTATGTTTGCTTGTACACCATTCCAACTTTTTTGTACAATGTATTCTGGTATTGATCTTGGTCTGTTTCTATTTCTTTCTAAAGCAATATCTAAACTTGTGTTTACAAATACCATGTAACAATCATAACCAATTTGTCTTAACATACCAACTTGTCTTTGTACTAATGGTAAATCTCTGCCTGTAGCGTCTATAATAAGACCTAATCTGCCTTGTACATATTGATCTAACTGATTACCAGTGGTTGTTTTTGCTCTTTGTCTAATTATATTTCTAAAGTATTCTTCTTCATCTGGCATTTTTATTGAAAGATTAGCTTTTCTTAAACCTTTTTCAAAAGCATTATCGGAGTTTACAAGTTTTAAACCTGTACCAGAAAATGCATTTTGTGTTACAAATGTTTTACCTGAACCTGGACCACCTGCTAAAAAGAAAGCTTTGAATATACCTGGATCATAGACACCCTCATTAATATATTGTCTTATTTCATCTAAAGTTTTTTTCATTATCCTTTTACCCAATCTTTATCTGCTGTAAAGTTTGCTCTACTAAATTCTAATCTATCTACTAACTTAACAGCACCAGCACCTCTATCAACTGCCACAAATCCTTCTGGTGCCGTTACTTTATATCCTGTAGATGTTCTTAAAAAATGACCTATACTTTGTATCTCACTTAACTTACCTACTAAAAAGTTTTTAGCATTTTGTAAAGTTACATGAGATGCAATAGCCATTGTCAATGCTTGTCTGTTCTTATCTATAAATTTTAAATTTGTTTCTAATATGTCTTTGTACTTTTGTTTACCACTATCGGTCTTTCTGGCATTTATTTCAGTGGTTACTGTATTCTCGTAGTAATCTCTAAACATATCCACCAAAGTTCTAACTTTAGCCATATTACCTTGTGTGTTTCTAATATAGTAATTAAAAAATGTTTTAAGTCTAAAACCTACTGATAGTGGATCAGTTTTTGCCATGGTGTCTAACATAGGTCCTGCTTTTGATAATGATCCTTCGGCCATTCTTAACTTGGCATTAAAGGAAGATAACTCCGATTTAGTTAATTTAGCCGAGCCGCTCACATCTCTGTAAGCAGCGTCAGCTAAAAACACGGAAGATATCCCGGATTTACCGGAAACTGTACCAAAGCCTGCTCTTAAATCTTTCATCTTTTTACCTGAATAAGAAGTATGAAATACAATACCCATTCTTGCTCTCTTTATTCTTTTACCAATAGAGGAGTTATTAGGTACAGCATATGTGATTGTATTAGGTGTAAACGTTATCATGTTTTCACCATCTATACTAGCAGACTTTAAATCTGATTTTGAAAATAAGAAATCACCTTGTAGAATACCAGTAATATTAAGTTTAGCAAGTTCTCTTAATGCTATCTTTAATTTATTACCTAGTTCACCACCATGGTTTTTACTTATATCACTTGTTGTATAATTGATTTTTGGATTGACGTTGAATACTGACTTTGTACCAACAAAGAATTTGCCGTTTTCTGGATTGATACCACAAATTATAGCAGGAGCACCGTCCCATTTGACGGTCATATTTACTTTCTTACCAGATGAACCGGCAAGCATATTTCTTATTGACTTTAGGAAGTTAATAGCATTCTGACCACCCTTTGAACCACGATTTATTATATCGTCTTCAACATGTTCTAAATGTGTATTCTTTTCCTTTGTTGTAAATCCTTTAAAACTAAACATCTTTCTCTCATTTTTTCCATAACTATAACCACCTTTTCCATATAAATCAACTGTTTATTATATTTATACCTTTTTTTTTCTAGGTTTACGCTTTGTTTTTTTAGTATTATCAATTGTTTTCTTAGCAGCGTGTGGGAAAGGACACTTTTTAACCTCAGCTTGATGTAGTTTATAACCACCTTTAAACTTTGATCTAACATGTAAAAATGATTCATTTGACCAACTAGCATTTTCGGCGTTAGGTCCATCTATTGTAAAATCGTATTTTCTTCTCTCATATGGTACATACATGGCTAATGGTGTGCCTCTTTTAATTTTAAATTCACCATAACGTTTAATTAACATTTGTTGATTAATTTCGTGGTGTATATCTGACCATATAATTCCTGGTTGTACCTCAAACATAGGGTTAAAATCATAATGCATTGGTAGTTGCCACATTGACCAACCTGGAGGCGTCTTAACTCTCCAAGGACAATTTGGTTTTATAACGAAACTTGTATTATCTTTTACATGTTTAGGTAACCAATCTCTATATTGATGATCAGCATGACTAGAAAAGTTAAAGTCTTTACTTGGTGATTTCCATTCCCATTTATCGTGTTGTATATTTACATATAAATCACACCATAAAGGCACAACAAAACCTTGTGACATGTATTCTGGCATAGATGGACAATTTCTAACGGTACCTTTATCGTCCACGGCACCATCTATCATTCTTTCAATTCTTTTCCACCAATCAGGTATAACTTCTTTTGCTGGTACAACCGGCACAACTTTTTCTAGGCCATCTATTGTAGACCACCATTTAATTACAGGTTTTTCTTTTTTCTTCCAAAAAGTGAACATTATATATTACTCCATAAAAATCTAGGTATGCCACCATTAGGTTCCCATACCTTGTGTTTGTTTTGAAACTTCATTACTTTAAAGGCGTCTTCTTCAAAAAAATATTCGCCTACCACATTCATGGTAGGTTTTTCTATAACTTGCCAAATAATATCTTTCTTTTTTTTCTTCATTCTCTTTATATAGGTCAATTCAGGTTGTTCATTATTAGGTCTCTTATCACCTTTAAAAAATTTTACTTTTTGTTTTTTAGCCATTATAATTTAAAGTCTGAAAACTTATCATATGCTTGTTCAGGTGTAGGCATACTTTCAGTTTCTTTTGTTTGGTTACTATCTACTATATTCTGTGCTGTGTTTTCTACATCATATAATCTCATCTTGGCTCTATCTACACCAATTATAAATGCTCTATTCATACCAGGATCATTGTACCTATTCTTTAATTGTTTTACTTTCATTTGACCTAATGATTCTAGTTCTTCATTTGACATCAAGGCAAACATAAAGTCAGCAGTTGCTGGTAGACCAAATGACTCAGATGTATCTTCTAAACCAATATCTGTGCTAACAAAACCAGTACGAGTTGTTTGTGTGGCACTAAAGATTGGTACATCAAACTCTACGGCTAAACCTCTTAGTTCTTCAGCGATTGCTTTGATATAGAAATAAGAAGATATATTACCACCTTTAAATCTACTTGAAGCACATATGTTAAGATAATCTATAAAGATAACTTGTGGTCTAAAACTTTTCTTTAATGCTAATTCATTTAGTAACGCCTTAAAATGGCCAGCATGAGCAGAGGCAGTTGGATATTCTTTAATAATTAATTGACCAGATGTTTTACTTCTTAACTTAGTCATCTTGTTATCGTATAGTTCTTTTGGTAAATCATGTAGATCATCTATTGTAACGTCCATTAAGTTAGCGTCTATTCTTTCAGCAATTCTTTCTTCAGCCATTTCTAAAGTAATATACAATACATTCT